TCACAGATGGTCTAAAGAATGGCTAATATCAAGGAACTTATCCAGAGTATTGAGTCAACAGACTCATCTTTTGATGAAAAGTTAGAAGCCATCAATAAGATGGAAGAAACCTTGGTGGCTATGCGCCAGCAAGAGGAAACGGCTATTCAAGACAATGTAGATCTGATTGTTGAAGCCATCAAAGTGATGGAGAACAAGGTCACTGCACAGTTAGAGGTTGCCAAGTCCATTGTTCCTGAGAAGGGTGACAAGGGAGACAAAGGCGACAAGGGTGCTGATGGCCTTCAAGGTGTAGATGGCAAGAATGGGTTAAATGGTGCGCCAGGAAAAGATGGCGTAGATGGTGCAGATGGTGTTTCTGTAACAGATGCCAAGATTGACTTTGATGGTTCGTTGATTATTACCTTGTCAACAGGCAAAGAGTTGAATGTTGGTGAAGTAGTTGCACCTGACTTGGCAGAAAAGATCAAAGTCATCAGCACCATGTCTACCAATGGGGCGGTGGCTATCCTAGACGAAGGCACAAGCATCACAAGTGGTGTTAAGAAGATCAATTTTGTTGGTGCAACTGTTACTGCCACCAATTCAGGGGATGATGTAACTGTAAATGTAAGCGCAGGGACGGGAACAGTAACAAGTGTTGCGGCTAGTGGTGGCACAGGTATCAGCGTTAGTGGTAGTCCAATCACAACTACTGGTACTTTAACTATTACTAATACCGCACCAGATCAAACAGTTGCGTTAACGGCTGGTACAGGTATCAGCACAAGCGGAACGTATCCTAATTTTACTGTTACTAACTCTGCGCCAGATCAGACAGTTGCTTTGACCCAAGGTGGTACAACAACAATCACTGGTACTTATCCTAACTTCAACATTTCTTCTGCTGACCAGTATCAAGGAACAGTTACTGCCGTTACAGGAACTTCTCCAGTAGTATCTAGCGGAGGAGCAACCCCTGCAATTAGCCTAGCATCTGGATATGGTGATACTCAGAACCCATACGCAAGTAAGACTGCTAACTTTATTTTAGGCGCACCTAATGGGGTTTCTGGAGTACCAACATTTAGGGCAGTTGTTGCCGCAGACATTCCTACATTAAATCAAAGTACAACAGGTAGTGCCGCAACTCTTACAACAGGAAGAACATTAGCCATTACAGGTGACTTGGCTTACACAAGTCCAAGTTTTGATGGATCTACAAATGTGACTGCCGCAGGAACACTTGCCACAGTTAACACAAATGTAGGATCGTTTACCAATGCAACTCTTACAGTAAATGGCAAGGGTCTAATTACTGCCGCATCAAGTGGAACTGCCCCAGTTACATCGGTAACTGCAACAAGTCCAGTTGCATCAACTGGTGGAGCAACCCCTGTAATTTCAATGCCAGCCGCAACTACTTCTGTAAGTGGCTATCTTACTTCTACCGATTGGACTACTTTTAACAATAAAGGTTCTGGGACAATTACCTCAGTAACGGGTACTGCCCCAGTAGTATCTAGTGGCGGCACAACTCCCGCAATTAGCATGGCGGCGGCTACTACATCTGTAAGCGGTTATTTAACGTCTACTGATTGGACTACCTTTAACAACAAAGGGTCAGGTACTGTAACGAGCGTTGCGGCAACCGTCCCATCGTTCCTGTCTGTCTCTGGTTCACCAATTACAACAACTGGCACATTAGCAATTACATTGTCTGGTACTGCGTTGCCTGTTGTGAATGGCGGTACAGGTGTTACAACTTCTACTGGAAGCGGTAATGTTGTCCTTTCTACTAGCCCAACACTAACAACACCAGTTTTAGGTACACCGACTTCTGGCACTTTAAGTAATTGCACAGTTGATGGCACAGATGCCGTTGGGTTTAGAAATGTGCCTGTCAACTCACAGTCTGCCAATTACACATTGGTGCTTGCCGATTCTGGCAAAACCATATTGCATCCATCAGGTGATGCCAATGCTAGAACATTTACTATTCCATCAAATGCAAGTGTGGCGTATGCAATTGGCACAGTAGTTACGTTTATCAATATGACTTCGCAAGTGGTAACTATTGCTATAAATACTGACACTATGTATTTGAGTTCTGCTGGCACAACGGGATCAAGAAGTTTGGCGCGATATGGTTCTGCAACAGCATTAAAAATAACCTCTACCAATTGGCTTATTTCTGGAAGTGGTTTGACATGAGTGGTTCACAGCAAGCGGTGTACATGAACCATCGTTCTTTTGCACCACCAACACCAGTACCAGTAATAGCAGTTAGTAGTGTTGGATTTCCTTATATACAAGTTTATCCTTGGAGTTCTGGCTTTGGTACTAAGTACACCAATCCTGCTACGTTGCCAGGCTCAAACGGTCGTGGTGTTGCATTTAGTCCTTCTGGTGCAGACATAGCTGTTGCTCACAGTAGCTCACCGTTTATATCAGTTTATCCGTGGTCATTTGGTTTTGGTACAAAATATGCTAATCCTGCTACGTTGCCAGGCTCAATTGTGGGTAACGCGGTTGCATTTAGTCCTAGTGGCGCAGACATAGCTATTGCTCATTTTTCAGCACCTAATGTATCGGCTTATCCTTGGAGTTCTGGCTTTGGTACTAAGTACACCAATCCTGCTACGGCTCCAACAGGTGAAGGTTTGGGTATTGCATTTAGTCCTAGCGGTGCAGACATTGCAATTGCTCACAGTAGCTCACCGTTTATATCTACTTATCCTTGGAGTTCTGGCTTTGGTACAAAGTACGCTAATCCTGCTACGATGGTACCTTCTAGGGGTTTTGGTGTTGCATTTAGTCCTAGTGGCGCAGATATAGCTGTTGTCAACCAAACCACGCCTTATATACAAGTTTATCCTTGGTCATCTGGTTTTGGTACTAAGTACGCTAATCCTGCTACATTACCAACAGGTAATGGGCGTGGTGTTGTTTTCAGTCCTAGTGGTGCAGACATAGCTGTTTCTCACTTTACTTCGCCTTTTATATCAGTATATCCTTTTACTTCTGGCACTGGTTTTGGCACAAAGTACGCTAATCCCGCTACTTTGCCAACAGGCAATGGAAATGGTGTTGCATTTAGTCCTTCTGGTGCAGACATAGCTGTTGCTCACGTTACTTCACCTTTTATATCGGTCTATCCTTGGTCATCTGGCTTCGGTACTAAATATGCTAACCCTGCTACCTTGCCAGGGTCGGAGGGTACTTGTGTAACATTTAGTCCTTAAAAGAAAAAATATGAACAAACATGAAATTTTAAAAGACGCACTTGTTGCAAGAGAACAAGAAATTATGGGTTATCAAATTAACATTGATAACTATGCTCTTGCAATTGAACACATCAAAGCCAGCGGTGATGAAGACTTAGCAGATTTCTGTCAAAAACTAGAGGCGCTGTTGGCATCGGAAAAATTAGAGCAAAAGAAAGCCAAGGTTATGCGTTTTGTTGTCCAACAGCAATTAGGAGAAGATTGATGTATGCACAGCAACTTGATGGGGCATGGCGTGAGTTGGCTGGAAACATTCGTTTTTCGCCAGACATTTTCCAAACGGCTGAGTCTTTGTCAGATGAACAACGACAAGAACTTAATGTTTATTTTATTGAGGATGCCCTACGATCAGAACTTACAAACACACAGAAGTATGGCGATCCCGTTTTTACAATTAGCGGTGCAATAGTAGAAAGATCGTACCCAGTTGTAGATAAGACAGACGAGGAAATACAAGCAGAGTCTTTAAGCAAGGCAGAGGAAGTGCGAACTGAACGCAATCAAAAACTAACAGACTCAGATTGGACGCAGTTAGCAGATGCTCCTGTGGACAGAACGGCATGGGCTACTTATCGCCAAGCATTGCGTGGTATTCCCATTCAATCAGGGTTTCCTTATAGCGTAGTTTGGCCTGATGCTCCATAACTAAACAATGTCCAAGGCAATTGATAAATTACAAACAGAGATGATATTGGCACATATTGCCAAGAAAAGGAAACCAGTGACCCCAGACCTACAAAAGTATTACGAAGATCGCTTCTCAATGATGGGAAGTGATGGGTGGAAAGACTTGGTGGAAGATATTGACACCATGATCTCATCGTTGAATAATATATCTGTTATCCTTGACGAACAAAGCCTACAATTCAAAAAAGGTGAACTTTCTATACTTACTTGGCTGAAAACCTTGAAAGAGGCAAGCGAGAGAGCATACGAGGAACTTGATGAAAAGAATGTT